GTTCAACACCAACCCCTGAATAGTGTGACTAGCATTCGTATCGTTTGTCACATATTTAAAAGCTATAGAAAAACCAGAGCCTGAAATATTTGTCTTTTCTACTGGTGATGGATTGCCGTCATAAATAGCAGCAGCATCATACACAGCTTCGTTGTAGTACGCAGCAGCACCAGTTGTTGTCAAAGTGTAGTTGGCTGGGTTGAAAACGTTTTGACTGTCTTCAAAGTCATAGGATACACCCAGTGAAATTGATGCATTACCTTCACTTCTCAAGAACGTTGTAATGTTATAAAAGTTCTTACGAATTGTAGGATCTTGAAAATAGTAATGCGGAGTTTGGTAGATGGACAAGATTGGATCACCATCAAAAGAAGATCCTGTTTCTTGCTTGTACACTTTACCAGTAGCATCTCCGTGAATTACAAATTCATCAGCGCCAATATAACCACTCGAAACACAAGTTGCTGGAAAACCAAACAACTGACTATACTCAAAACTGAATCCACCTTCACGCTGTCTCAATCCACCGAGCAATCCAAATGTTCCTTCAGAAGGAATGAACAGTCTAAACTGTGACTTCTTCCTAATAACAACAGAACTGATCAGTTCAGGGTCGAGAGTTTCAGCAACGAGTTCTTGCAAGATCGCATTGATTGTGAATTGAATCTGTTTGGATATTGTCTCAAGCTCAATGTCGCCAATCTTGTTAGTACCAGCAACTGGTCTGAAACCATCCGGTCCCAAGAACAGCAGATTACCACCAAGTTCTACCACACTATCAGAGGCTACACATCCCAAATTTGTAGTGACTTCACTGATTACAAAGTCAGCAATGTTTGTTCCCTGCAGGGCTTTGATTGCATTCTTACCGAAGATGTAAAGTGTGTCACGAAAAGGTTTGATCTGAACAATTTCAAAACCAACGTTGATGACACCAGCACCATTGGCTGGATTAAAATCTGTCTCAGCAAGTGGTGCGGAGAAGTAAAGATTGAATGGTTCAGCAGCATTACCCGATAAGAACATGTGGTTCTTAAACGCTGCAGCAAACTTAGGAGCAGCAGGTGCATTGGTGTGCGTCACCTGTGTATAGGTAGTGCCATCGTATGTGGCAGCAGGGTTGATACCGTCCGTCAAAAACAACTTACTCGCTACCCAGTTATAACGAATCATCCTGACCTTTTTAACCCCCACCATAGTGACAGTACCGGGAGTCGTAATGGCTACCCAATCCAATGTCGCATTGTTCCATCTGTAAAAGTAGGAAGTACCAGATGACGGTTTGCGACAAGCAAAGATGGAGTTGTTGATACCTTCAGAAACAGCAACACCTAATACAGCGCCATTACCGGGCACTGTGCCATAGTTGTTAGCGTAACCGCTGATACGACGATAACCACCAGTGGTAGATGGTTCGTAATTGATAAGTTGTGTAGCTGTGCCGGGTTCTAGTTCACCTTGCGACAACACATCGCGGTTGGTGTTCATCCCACCAATCGATGTAACTTTAAAACCTGAGATGCGATCTGCCATTATTTGACTCGCTGTGGGATGTTCGATGACACGATCATCGTTGAACGCATGGACAACGGCTCATCCATCAACAAGCGGCGCATAGTCTTGATACCCTGTTCAAACCTGTCACGATGAATGGCAGCACTTTGTTCGTTAGAACGATACAACATCATGTAGGTCATACCACCATCAATAATGACGTTGTCAAAACGAGTGGGAACAATGCATACATCAGTGGACGCAACCATGTCGTCAGGGAATGACCAGTACTTATATTCGACAACATAAGCCTGATCAGCAGGCGGCGTAACACCAAACTTACTATCCTGTGTTTGGTATATAGCTTCAGGAACACCATAACCACCAGCACCAGACATATCGTCTTTAGGGCGGCGCTGATCTAAGTATTGCGTGTAAGACATTACAGGCAAACGCTTAGGTTCGTTATTGGCTGAGGATAGTTGACGCAGATAGAAAGATTCCCAATCAACACTAGAGAAGCTAGAAGGGAAACTATAAACGGACGTACCGTCTGTGGCAAGCGTCTGAGTTCCAGTGACTAAAGCGAAAGGCCATTCTTGTGCAGAATGCATCAACTCTTTAACAGATGAATTGATTGCCTGCTTAGCTAAAGCTTGAACGTTTCGAGCACCGTCGAATTCTGTGGAGTCCATATTGACTTCACCCATTCGTCGCAGCAATTCATTTGTTAAGGAGATGTATGTGGACATATTTTATAAGCAAGAAAGGGGTGAGCCTTTGACGACCCACCCCATAGATGACCTAGCTATTAAGCCAGTTGGTCGCGGTCAACGTCAGTTGCGGCGATAGGAGCAGTCATGTCAATCACGACAGCCCACACACGCACAGCACCAGCAGTAGCAGTACCAGTGACGGTAGCAACCACATCCAGTGTGTTAGCAGCAACAACGCCCACGGGCACAGCAGCTTCAGTGGTGATAGCACCAACGGTAGCGGCTTGAATGTCCAGAGCAGACACCACGTCAGCAGAGTCAACGCTCAAGTCAATGGTGTAACCAGTGGAGCCAGCGATGGCAGTAGTGGTCACAACACCAGCCGACAGCACGAGGCAGTTAGCAGGCAACGAGATAGCGGTGACAGTACCGGAAGCGGTAGGAAGGGTCACAGTAGCTTCGACCACACGGGCCAGCTTTGCAACGGTTTGAGAGAGATTAGCCATTTTAAATTTCCTTTAATGAGTGATACAGAAACGGGGAAGCTTTTTGAGCCTCCCCTGTTTCATCAGGCCACGTTGTACTTTGCAGTCACGATGGCTTCTGGACGCAAGATCTTACGACCATACAGGTGCATACCACGCACGATGTCAGCAAAGCTGTCAGGATCGCGGTAAGTCTCGGTCTTGTTGATCTGCTGAGCAGTTGCCACAGCAGCGTCTTGACCAGCAACGATCACACCAAAGTTGGTGGACTGAGCAGAAGCACCAGCAGTGCCGGGACCAGTACCAACCTTAGGAGTGTTGTTCGAAACATACACACGGAAGCCATGCAGGTTGTTGATGACCAGACCGTTTTGCAGACCGGAACCACCGAAGTCGCCGTTCAACAGACGGCTGTCTTCGTCCTTCAACATTTCGATGAACACTGGATCAACAACCAACCAGCGACCTTGGGTGTCAACAAACTGCTGATCCAACAGACGACCCATACGTGCAATCACCATCAAAGGCGACACAGTGGTAGTGGGCAGTGCGCTTGCACCGGGCAGACGAGGAGCCAAAGGAATGGAATCGCCTGCGCTACCAGCGCTAGTCAGGTTACCGAAGCTAGGACGGCTCAGCTTCATGTTGGACAACAGTTCGTCAGAGCCAGCAGTGGAGATAGCTTTAGTACCGGGGAAAGTGGTACGAACGGTATCAGGAGTGCCATGCAATGCAGACTGTGTGAAGCCGGACAAATAGCCCAACACGTCTTGGTCATACTGGTCACGCAAGCGATAAGCAGCGCGGTCAGTAGCCATTTGCATGAAGTTCACATGCGAATGAGCAGCTTCAATGTCGTCGATCTTGAATGCGAAATAGTTCGACTGATCAACCACCAAGGTGAAGTCTTCGTCGTCCAGATCCTGAGCAGTGATTTGAGTACCACGCTTGTAGGATTGCACAGACACTTCTGGCTCTTTGATGATTTTAACGCTGTCGCCCATCTGAGCGATTTCACCGAAGTAGTCATTGTTGGTGATGTCTTCAACAACAGACGACTTGCGGAATGCGAGTTGTACTTTTTTGGAATAGATTACGGCACTGAAGTTACCGTTGGGAAATTGGCCGTAGCCGGGTGCGGAAGGAAAAGCCATTTTAAAATCTCCTATAGATATATTGGCATATAGTTAAATACGCTAACACTACTACAGAGGCTGACTTTATCGGGTACGTCATCCTTCCGAAGTGCCCAACGGAAGATAACGGGCCAATAAAACTTCAGGTGAATCTGACAGTTTATTGTTTTGCGTTACTGACATGGTGACATTGCACCATCTTACTTTGTCGCTGATCTACATACGTATTGGTTGGATGTTGCAAGCATCGGCAATACTAAAGGACACAACGACGATCTAAAGTAGGACGACAACATAAAAACATTGTCGTCCTGTTGAAAGTTATACCAGACTATTTCAGCCCGTGTCAACTATTATCGTGCGCCAGCACTCAAATCGTACACAAACTTACCAGATCGCATAGCTTTTTGAATTGCTTCTTCGTTCTTTTCGTAGTCACGACTAGACATCTTAGCTACTTGCGACTCGGTAAATACACCGTCACGATCTTCGCTAACAGGCGCAGAACGAGCACCACGGGTATTAATACTAGAAGCAGCATCACGTGCATAAGACGATGATTGCTTAGTCTTAATTCCCTTATCAGCCTTGTACAAGTCAATAGCACGTGACGCAGCACGAGCGTCAGAATCGTTCTCATACAAAGCATCTTGTACCCATTTTGGCTGTTCATCTACCCAGTTGTGAAACTCGTCACTGTCACGGATGTCGTTGAAGTCTGGATGAACCTTCATTAAATCGGCTTCAGCTTTATCACGAGCGCTTTGTTGTTCACGTTCATCAAGCTGTTTAAATCGGTTATCGATTTCTTGTGTCTGTTCTTTTGCTTTCTTAATAGCAATGGTTTCAACAATCTTGGCAATATCAGGATAGGCTCGTGCCCACTCTGCCAACTCTTCTTCACTTTTAGGTAGCTTGATTTGTTTCTCAGTAGACTGTTGTAGTTGTCCCTTCAACTCATCAATTTGCTTTTGCAAGGTGTGTTGCTGCTGTTGTGAGTGTCGACGAAGATCACCATAGCGTTTCTTAAAACTCTTCTCTTCTGCTGACAAATTAGTATCGTCATCATTATTTTCTTCAGCGGCTGGTTTATCGCCAGCATTTTCTTCACGCTGTTGAGTCATCTGTTTCAACTCTTCTTCTTCGCGTTCGATGCGATCACGGTTGGTATTGCGTTTACCAAACGATGAAACTGCCACTGTTTGCGGTTTCTGTTCCAAGACTACTTCAGTCATAAATACCTTTTAAGTTGGGGCTGCACTGTAGGAGACAATATGTCTCGGAGAGAGGTAGCCAATGATGGTGGGTATTGTTTATTACCAGTCTGCCCACCACAGACTCTGGTATTCATATTGTACTATATTAACGACGACCTGCTAAACCTTTTGTCTTGATGGGTTTAGGTGAATTCTTACGTTTAGAAACAAGACCACCTTTGGCAAGACCTTCTCCTGCACCTATACCGCCACCGCCTTCGCCAGCACCTATACCACCACCACCGACACCAACGCCAGTACCAACACCCATACCATCAGCACCTACACCATCAGCAGCGGCAATACCATCAACAGCTTCAGCAGCGGAAATATTACCCTCTGATATACTGACACTGACAGCAGCAACGTTTCCTTGTTCTGCGGCCTGAGCAGCAGTTAATCCACTAATTGTAGCGTCTGCAGCGGCCTGTGAAGCGGCTGCTTGTGCTGCAGGAGAATGACCAGCAGCAGCGGCTGCAGCGGCAGCGGATGAAGCAGCAGAGGCAGCAGCACCACCTGTACCAGAAGAACCAATTGTAGCAGTTGGTGCAGTGTTACTTGCCTGACTGTGACTATCAACAGCAGCAGGACTCCCGGTAGCCGCTACGTTAGCAGCAGCGGCAATACTGTGAGAGAGTGAGTTAACCGCATTAGTAACAAAACCTGTAACCATACCAGTAGGTGAAGCAACAGCGGGTATACCAGCAAGAGCAGCCAGCCCTGTAAGTCCAACAGCAACCGTAGTTGGAGAAACCGTGGATGCAGTAGCTAAACCATCAGCGTCTGTAGAAGGTGTACCTGTTGCTGACGAACCACCACCTGCTTGACCATCATTAATTGGTGTACCAGTTGCTGTAGTGTCGGTAGTAGTTTCGGGTTTTTTTACGTCTTCAGGTTTTGTTGTTAGCAATTCTTGTCCAGTGCCAACATATTTAAAACCTTCAGGAATAGGAGTAGAAGGCTTGCCGTTGAAGAATGTAATATACATCAAACGACCTTCAGCATTTTTATATGCCCTAACATCCAATGCCGGATTAGAAATAGAACTTTTTGGAATATTGTATTTAGCAAGATAGTCTGTACCGGGTTGAGCAAAACCACCAGCAGCAAACTCACGTTTACCACCCATAGATTCTGCATCGGTTTCACCAATGATGCTATCAATCTCAGACGAAAAAGTATCGTCGTCCATTTCATTGTCACCACTATGAAGAGCTTCAGCATCTGGTACTTCTTCAGCATTACCCATCTGACCGATGTCGTTCATGCGTTGCAGACCTTTCTTAGCCTTGTCACGCATCATCATCAACTTTTCTAATCCCCAATAGCGCACAACATCAGCAGGGAAAACAAACTCACCCTCGCTCAGCTTAGCATCAATGTCATCCCTGACTTCTTCTTTCATAGAACCAACAGGAACTTCATTACCAGAAACTGGATCGACTGTGCCACCCTCTTGCATAACCCCACCATCAGCTAACATATTACTTTTGAGCATTGATTTCATCCTTCAAATACTTTAGCTGACGCAATGCAGCAATTGCACCTTGTGCCTTAAACATCTCACTAAGTTCTATAGCTTGTTCCAGTTTACGTTGGTTCTGCTCAATGTCATAGTCGAGCTTAGCTACAAAACCATCCCATATAAAAGGGCTGTTTAACATACCCTTCAATTTAGAAAGAAAAGCCTTGTCCATTTATATAGCACCCTGTGGAGGTTGAGGAGGTTGAGCAGCAGTGTTACCAGCAAAGCCTTGTTCACCCGGCACAGCAGCAGCACCAACACCAATGTTGCCACCACCACCACCTGTCATATCTGCAACAGCGGGAGCGCCTTGTTCTGGTGCAGCACCGGGTGCGGCAGCAGGTTGATTTTGCTGAAGCAGCATAGCTTGACGAGAAGCCTCTTCCATGTTGTTAGTAACCTTATCGGGATCAAGGTCCATCGACTTGGCAATTTCACGAATGATGTAGGGCATTTTAGCGAAGGGCATCAATGCAGGGTTGGCAACAATCTGCATAAACTGCATCAATCGCTGTGAACGAACTTCGTTAGCCATCAACGATTCAGTGCCTTTAGCAGATACTTCCAAGTCGCCTTTAATTTCTGGATCGAAATCAAACTGCATGTTAAAACTAAACATCGACTTACCCAACGGTGCCAACAAATAGTCGTCAATATTCTTGATGACAGTCTTGATGGAACCTGACGCAGCAGACATCAGCATGGAGATACCAGATGCTGTACGACCAACACCACTCACACCAGTTTGTCCGTGTGCAAACGATGGCATACCAGTCGATTCATCGGCAAGCTGACGAGCCTTGTCAAACATCTGCAGGTTTTCCTGAGACACGTTAGGAAACTTTGTACCGAACAAGGCTTGACCGGGAGCACCACCCTGACGACGAAACACTTTACCGGGATAAACTGTTAAGTCTTGACCGGGGACAAGGTTGGTTTCATCAATCTCAAACACAAGGTTACCCGACAACACACCGTTGTCTACAGCCATACGCATGAAACCATTCATCAATGTTTGGGTGTCGTCCATGTTCTCAGCAACACCAACACCAAAGATGGAATAGGGATTGAGTTCATAAGGGACAGCAAAGTATGGAATGTTGGCAGGCTTGAATGGGTTGAGTACAAGACGAATGATGCGGCCATTACAGAACCATACGTTAGCCTGCAACTCACCAAAGTCTGCAAGCTCATCTGGAATCTTAATGTCATTGTCATTCAACAAATCAACATCGATATTGCCCCAATACTCCATCACTTCATAACGATCAATGCCGAAATTGACAGCATAGTCACGTAGTGTATCTTCCCAATACTTCTTGGTATAGCTGGGTGCTTCCTTGAGCAAATCGTCAATGACATTCTTACGGAAGTGTGGACGATTCTTCAAAGCACGGAGTTGTGTACTGTTGAGCTTGTGACGCTCCAAGCAATACTGTGAATCATCCATGTTGACAGCGTCAGGATCAGGATAGAAGTTCCAAATGCTGACATGTGAAGTATCTGGAATATCCTTCATCACTGGAGAATAAACACCTTCTTCATTCCAGTTGGGATATTCCTTAGCCTTAGCGAACGGACCTTTCATTACACCAGTACCAAACAGCGCCATCTCAAAAGCTGTAGAGCGAAGCTGTTTACTTGCACCACCCTCTTCAAGTTGGTCATGAATCTTCTTCTCCATCTTCTTAGCTGCAACCATAGCAGGGTAGAAGTTGACAGATGTGGGTGTAACACCGGGACCAGCCTTTAGATTTTCAATATCTTTAAGATCTTCTTTCAAAGGACCAAGACGATCCATCAAAGACGACATAGTTGCACCGGGAGGTAAAGGCTTACCATCTCCTTTATAACCAAATGGAGTTAAAGGGGGTGGCTCTCCTGCCTGTGCAGGTTTAGAATCAAAGTGAACAACGTCTTCGACACCTTCTGGTAGTCGAGTAGGATCTACACTAATAGGAAAACTGTTGTTAGAAAACAACACTTCGATGATTTGACCATATGCTGCAAGCACCTTGGTCTTAGTCACCTTCACAAACACACGAGACTTCTCTGTCGATAGAAACTGTACATCCGGCCCATAAAGACCACGATAATTTCGATAAGCTTTTAACCAACGAGTCTCATCTTCACGACGACTTTCCTCAGCACGAGTATATCGCTCATTAACAAAGGATATGAGAGCACCAGCGTTGTAAGGGTCATTACCACCCTCATCTGCATCATCCAGAACAAGCGCTCTGTCGTCAATAAAGTTTTCGTTTGCCATGTGTCATTCCATAAATGTTGTCATACTATTCAGAGGTATAACATGTAAATGTAAGTATTAGTAGCCCATCACGCTATCAGCTATATGCATTCCGCTATTCTGTGTATTAGGATTGTAGTCGAACAATCCACTACGTGGTCGTGACATAACACCGTAACGTAATGCGTCATAAGTATGATCGTTACTGACTTTGGTGTTAATGTCTTCCATATTTGTCTTATCAATAGGTAGTGTGGGAAGATCAGCAATAATTTGTGTACAGTTGTTAAAGAACACCATACGTGGCTGCTCTGTCATCGTGTCAACTTGTAGACGACGATGTACTTCGTTCTTCCCCGCTACCCTGCTACCAGCAGAACGGTCAGCAGGTCGCCATCTACAACCCTTCATTATCATTCGTTCAGCAATAGAGGGTCCAGTGTCACCCCGTTTATGCCAACATGAGCTATCTAGTACACCATAACGTATCTTTTCACCATCTTCGGCCTGCATAACCATCACAGCAAGGTCTTCTGCCAACACTTTGCTAACATAAAGCTCCCTATATACCACCAAACTGTCATCGGGTGCTACAGCAAACCACAATACAGCGCTATAGCTACCATATCCGTAGTCACAAGACCTAAATCTAGGCCAACTGCTAGGGATTGTGAAGGGTTCTACTACGTGAATGGCTCTATTGAACTCAGAAAACGCTGCACCCTCTGCAATATCCCAATTTCCTTCCAACAATTGCTTACGTTGGTGCTCTGGCAAGGACAACAACATCGTTTCATAGTCACCTGACGCAGCCAAATAGGGATTGTCAGCCAGCTTTGCAGAGATAAACTTGCGTTTGAACAGTGGTTCGCCTTCTCTGCTGTGCCCTTTAGGGTAGACCAGTGTCTCTCCTGTCTCAACATCGGTGGCATAGAAGCTTTTACCGGGTGATGAGGGCACAATGAACATCTTCCTTACCCATTGATGGCCGGGACCACCGGGGTTGGTTGTAGCTCTCATGAATACAGGCAGATCAGTCGCTGCTGTACGCAGACGAGAACGCATATAGTTGTAGGCAAACGGTGTAGGCCATTGGGTTAGCTCGTCCCAAGCAATGTAGGAGAACGACAAACCTTGATAACGCATAACATCTTCGTCACGGTCGAGGTAGGACATCCACAACTTACCACCACTTGGATGCTGCCATTGCATCTTACGCTCCGACCACTTGATGCCGGGGTAAATCTTTGGATACATCTCCTGCGATTTCCAAATAAGTTCTCGCAGTTCTTCTGTAGTGTGACGAAGAATTAGTCCAGAGAATTGTGGATGCGCCATGTAGCGCAACGGATCAGCAAGAATGGCATAACTCTTACCACCACCAGCAGCACCACCATACAGCACTTCACGCTCTGAGGCGGCTAGGAAGTTGGTCTGAGGACCGGGGTTGGGTCTGAATATGACGTTGTCACGTTCAGGTTGAACAACCTCAATTAATGTTGGCTGTGAAGTATTGTCTAAGTTGGACGTATCGATCACTATTGAAGAAACTTCCGTCTTTGGTGCCGAGTCTTTCTTCGTACTCTTGCGCTTTTTTAAGGGCTTTTTCGTACCCATCGGCAAGCTTTCGATAAGTAGAGGATTTGCGTTTGTGGGACTGTTCATTCTTTATACGTTTCAATAGACCTACATGGCTTATCTCTCTGCCAGTGACAGTGGTGAGCCATGCCGCCACCTGCCTAGAGCTATACTGCTTTAAATATTTCTTGGCCTTCTCAAGAGCATCAAGCTCAAGCGCTACAGGCTGAAGCCAACCATCGTCTTCACTGTCAACAATGTACCCAAATGGAATAGTGCGTGACAGTCTTGGTATCTTAACATATTTGTTTGTAGCTGCAGGCTGTGGTAATACATAAGCACCTAAGCCAAAATCGAATGTGTCTACATCACCTTGCTCAGCCATCAATCTTCCTCACGTTCCTTTGCAGGCAACACCATAATACCACCAGTGCTTTCAACCTGCACCTTCTCTGTCTTCACCAAACCAGCACGGTCAAGCAAATCCTTAGCAGCCGACATCTTCTCTTTCAGACCAAGTTCAGTTGGATCGTCAATGGCATTGATCATAGCCACTGCAGCCTTTGGTGCTGCCATAGCAATGTAAAGCTGTGTAGCTTCAATGATTTCTTCTTTGAGATAGTTGGTGAGGCTTCGACGACTATAGCCTTCAGAGAAGCCAGCCATACGCATAGCTTGATTGATATTGCCACCAGCGTCAGCAAACAACACCTCAAGGAAGCGCTTATGTTGTTCTGTAAGTTCTTTAGCCATCAGAATAGTCCTTGTTCGTAATACTCTTCAACGGTGACAGTGGTGCTCATTGTCGAGCCAGCTTCAGGAGTAACAATAAGTGTATCACCGGGATAGAGAGCAAGGTAGCTACCATCAAGCTTCAGATAACCGTTTGCAGACAACACATACCCACCAACAATGTAATAGCTGGCACTAGCACTAGCATCGGTCCATTGGATAGAAACAACCTTATTGTTGCCGCCATGATTGGAAACAAACAACAGATTCATCTTAGCAATGTAATTTGGTGGGCAAGTGTAGATGGTGTTAGCTGACCCTGCTGTCAGGTTAAGACCAACGCTCCTAATCTTCGGTTCTTTGTTCATTTCTTCTTAGCCTTAACCTTGGCCTCAGACAAAGCAATTGCTATCGCTTGCTTAGGCGATTTAACCACTTTACCGCCTTTGC